CTGAACCAGAAGATGTACCTGTTCTTGTAGCCTCATCTAATAATTGTTTAGCTTGGTTTTCTAACATTACTGCCATACCATGCTTTGTTGTTTCAGAACCTACTCCTTCAAGTAAGCCTGTTTTTTCCCATTTAGCTTTCAAACCACGAGTTTGCTCAAGCATTACGCTTTGTGGGTTTGCGCCAGTCATTAATTTTTTAATGTCCATTGTTTGTTTTTTTAATATTTTTATTTAATAATACCTGCTAACTTCTTAAATCTGTCAGAGAAGTTTGTGCTTTCAGCGATTACCGCTTTAGCTTGTGCTGGCTTAGTAGATTTTGTTACTTTGCTAGCAATCCCTTCAGAAATTGATTTTTTAGTAGACTTGTTAGATGATGAGTATTTGAAATTCTCTGCTAATGTAGAGTAAACCAATTTCACTTCTCTAACTGAATTTGTTCTATCCAAAGTTTCAATCACTTTAACTTTTTGTTCGTTAGTCATGTTGTGTGCTCTGAATAATTTGTTTGCGAATAATAACTTAGCGTTTAATAAGTTAACTTCGTTGATTGTTTTTTGTAAAGATTTGATTACTTTGTAAGCTTCGTTTAAATCTGCTTTTAATTCTTTAGCATCTTCTTCTTCTGCTTCGTCAACTTTTTCTTTATCATCTTTCATGTCAGCTTCCATTTCACGTAAGATTTCTTCTAAATCAACAACATCTTCGTCATCTTTTTTAGAATCTTCTTCTGCTTCATTGGTTACAACAACTTTTGGTGTTTCACCTTTGTCAGTACCAGCTTCAGAACCATCAGCAAGATTTTCATACATGCTTCCTTCTTCGCTAGGAACTTCTTCTTGTTCATCATCACCCAATTGTGCTTCTAACTCTCTAATGATAGCTTCTAAGTCCATGTTATCTTCTGACTCTTCGTCATCAGAACCCATCTCCATTGAATCATCACCCATTTCAGAATCCATGCCCATGTCATCCATGCCCATTTCATCTTCACCTTCTGCTTGTGCGAAAGGATTTTCTTCAGTTTCTTCTCCGTTCTCACCTTCTAATTCTGCAAGTCTAGCTTTCAATTCTGCAATTTCTGCATCTTTGTCATCACCAGCCATAGCATCATCTTGTTGTGCAAATGGATTTTCTTCTTCAGAAATGTCTGCTACTTTCTTATAGTCAGTACCAGCTTGTTCAGGTTTACCTGAGTCTTTTTTAACACCTACTGATAAGTCTGTGTTAGCATCTAATGTTGGGTTTGCACCTGGAGTAACAGTTGTGTTATTTCCAGACTTTGAACCAATACCAGTAGATGTTAATTCTTCGTCAACTGGTTGAGCTTCATCATCCTGTGCTTCAGCTTCTGCTCTCATCTTTTGAGATAAGATAGATTGAAGTCTAGGTGTAAAGGCTTCTTCCAACGCGATTTTAGCGTTTGCTAAAGCAGTTTCTTTAACGGCTTTGGCATCAGCGATTGCTTCTTTCAATAATTTTGAATTTGCCATCTTGTTTTTTCCTTAAATTTGTTTGTGAAGTTATTCTCTTAGGAACTCCAATGTAATTATGTTGATTGTTCGGTCACACCTTATAGAGAAGGGTATTCATTAATCAACGATGTCTTGTAATCTTATAATAAAAAATAAGATATTTGATAATAAGTATGTAAAATTTTTAGAAAACTAAAGAAAAATACTAAAATAGTTTGTTTTTTCTTATAGTTTCTTCTCTTTGTAACCTTTTTCTCTTAGAGGGTTTAGTAAAATTCTTCCTATCCCTTAATTCTTCTATTTGTTTTGTGGACTGAACTTTCTTTTTGTAATCCTTCAATGCCCACTCTATGTTTCCACCCCTAACACTAACTATTAACATCCTTATTGTAAATTAACCAATTTATATTTTGTAGAGTATAATAAAGTTACAACCGTATCTATGTCGTTTTGTAACCAACTCATTTGTAATTTTTCTTCTTTTCTTAATTTTGCAACTGCTTGAATCAATTTATCGAAATATGCAATTACATTTTTGATATCATTGTTTGTATCTAAATTACTTATACCTTGTAATTTTAATAAACCATATTGTCCTTGATAAGCTTCTACTAATCCATCAATTAAGTCACCTATGTTTTCATAATACTTTTGTAAAGCTTTATGTGCCGAATATGAACCTACACCTTTTTGGCCTAAATGAAATGAGTGTGCCTGTGTTCTACTATGTAATAAAAGAGATGCTAATTGTTCCATTATTTACATTCTTTGCATTCGTTGATTCCCAATCTTTGTTTCATAACATCTTCGGTAATATCTGCTATTTCAAAGTATCTACCCAATACGTGACCCATATCTTCATATAGAGATTCTAATCTTTGTTCTTGTGCTTTTGCTTCAATTGATTCTTTTTCAAATGCAGCTTGTAATTTTTTCAATTCACCCATATTACGTTTAATAGTAACTCTATCAAACCAATCACCACCTTCTCTCAAAGTATATTCTTGTGCAGCATCTGCAATACCACCCAAAGTTTCTGCAACCTGTCTGATGTCCGATTTTCTACTCATCGATTCTCTATGTTGTCCGTAAGTAGAAATAATTTCCAAAAAGTGTTTTTTTAATTCACTTGGAAGTTGTTGAAATTCTTCGGTTTCTCTCAATATATGTTTTAACTTTATCATAGTTATCTCTTTACTATTTTATACTTTTTAAGTTTTGTAACTGCTTGTTGTAATTCTGATGGTGTCATACCCAATGCATCAATTATTTTTGCTATTACCATTTGTTCTTTTCTTCTTGATAAATTATAACTTTTAACTACTTGTATAGCTCTATCCAAAAATCTTTCTACTTTTCCTGGTAGAGATACATCCATATCTTCTAAATCTTCTTTTACGATTTCTCTTCCAGGTATTAAGTTTACTAACTTTGCCATAATTGTATATTAGTTTTTAAGCAAATCGTTTATAACTTTATCAAATAATCGACTACTATTTGTATTACCGGCCCCATCAAATCTTTTTTCTTTTTGTAGATAATAAATAACTTTATTTCTTAAAATTCTTTCAACATCATCATTTTGAATCATTTTTTTAACTGCCGCCTTTACATCATCGTATTCAGGAAATTGCATTTCATCTTTTGCTTCTTTAACCATTACCATCTTTTGTGGTATCAAATTTACTAACTTTGCCATTTGTATTAATTTAATTCTATTATAATTTCTCTCATTAAATCTTGTGACTTACACCATTTACCACATTCCTCTGCTACCTTTGCCCATTGTTTAGATTCGTTCATAGGAGCCATAAATGCACCATGTGTTGACGGGTTTGATACAAAGTCCCATCCAACCAATTCGAAGTCTTCCTGAACCATTACAGTACCATCTCTTAACTCTTTTACCGAACCTAATCCTCTTGATGAAATACCTAAACGAATATTGTTCTTTAATAATTCTTTTAAGATATTACCAGAAGGAGTTGAAAGGATTTCTACTACACCACATACGTCATCACCTTCCCAATAGATTTCTCTAATGTTATGTGATACGTTCTTTAAATTGATTACCGGAGATTCTGGATGGTCTAATTCACCCAACGCTCTACGTTCCTTAATAAGTTGTTCGTATTTTTTACACTCTCTTTCTAAGATTTCTCTAGGATATCTTCTATTATTTTGATTTGGAGCACCTGCTCTTTGAAGAATTCCCTTAACTAAATAAGTTCCGTTTTCTTCTTGTTGAAGTTTTGCTTCAAACAAATGAGTTTCTATTAATAATCCTTTATTCATATTAATCTTTCTTTCTTAATGCTGCTAAATCACTTCCTTCTATTTCACCATCCTTATCTACATCAATCTTTTTCTGTGCTGCTGATAATTCTGCTTCATTATATCCTCTTAATTTACCTTCGGATTTTGCCTTTGCTGCTTTATCTACTGCTTGAAAAAATTTAACTTTTTCATTGTCGGACATATCAGGAATAGATTTACCCGTTTTATCTAACATATGTTTGAATAATTGTTGATAATCACTTTCTTCTTTAACTACCTGACGGATAAGTTCTTTTAATTCGTTATGTTTCATTATTCTGATATTTGTCTGATTTTTTGGTCTAATTTTAATAATCGTTCCTGTATACTATAAATATGACTATTTGTCCTTTTCCAATAACTTTTATTATCTACACCACTTTCATTCTTAATTTTTCCGTACCAATTAAGAAATCTTTCCATTTCTTTTAATTGTTTGTTGATATTAGATATACCTCTACCGATTTTTGCCTGTGCAGTTGATTCGTCTTGCTTCAATGCTAACCAACGATTTTCATTAACCGGAGTATATCCTGTTAGATTTGCTTGTTTTTTAGCTTTTGATTTTTCTCCACCTTTTTTAGTAAATGCATATGGAGAATTGTACCCTTGTACATTACCAGTAGTATTCATTTCATCAATCATTCTTTCTCTAACCAAATTACGAATGATTTCTTTAAGTTTGTTGATTTGTTCTTCTTTTTTATCAGGAAGACCTTTGAGATTCCATATCACCTTTTTGGGTAGCATGAACCATACCCATAAATCTTTGTTGTGCTTTACTTTTTGCTGGCATTTTTTAACTCATTTAAAAGTTCATACGTCATCATCATTGCAGACAAATGTTGTTCTTTAATTTTTTTAGCCGATTTAATTCTTCTAATATTTGAAATTGTTTCTGCTAATTTTATTTTTGTAACTTTATCTGAAATTTTTGAACCAATCTCTTTTAATGATTCAACCAATCTATATACTTCATCTGAAACATATTGATTTAATTTACCAGTATTATTAATATTATTAATATATTCTCTCAACAATGCCTTTTGGTCATTTGTAAGATTGCTATATTTTTTATTAAAAGATTCTACCAATAATTTATAAGAAACTGCTCTTAAATCATCATCTTGTTTTCTATATTCTTCTAAAACTGCATCTTTTACTTTTGCATCTTTATTT